ATGGAAAAATTCCCGCTCGCAATCAACGAAACTCATAAAGCAGAACTTGAAACATATTACTCATCCACAAAACAAGAGAAAGAGAAAATATTCAATAAACATACGAATATAGCCCCGCAATTTCTCTACAAATTCAAAGGATCGCCATTCACCAAAGATAACAAGGACGATATTGAAATTGAAAAAGAAAGACTAAGAGAAATCCTAATTGATGGAAAACTATTTTTATCTTCATGCGAACAATTCAATGACCCATTCGACGTCTACCCCACATACAAAAAGAACTATACCGACGAAGAATATCGCAACAACTCAATTAGAATATTTAAAACACACACCCCTCACATCACCATCACAGAAGAATTGATAAAGGATTGTGTAGCGAATTATAAAAATGGAGGCCTACAAAAAGTCATAGACAAAGTAAACGCAGACCTTAAAACACTTGGAATATTTTGCTTTACCAGCGAACATGAAAACATATTAATGTGGTCACACTACGCAGGAAGCCACACGGGGATATGCATAAGATTTAATCTACTAAATCAACTTGAGTTAGCACAATCCACATACCGCGTAAACTACACAAAGCAACGCCCCGTAACAAATCTACTCAAAAAGCAAACATTTGTGGATTATGAAAACACAATACTAACAAAATCATACGAATGGAGGTATGAAAATGAGTGGAGATGCACAAACAGAATTCACAACCTCAAGAAAATCCCACTTAACAGCGACGTTATCGATGAGGTTTTGATTGGCGCAAAAGCAACGACCGACACCATTGAATTTATTCACCAAATCAACGAAGAGCGAAAAAGCATAAAGTTGCCGGAATTTAAAATCACCCTAACGATGATGCATGACACCGAATTCAAAATCATTCCGAAGTAAACCCTCTACCAGTTCAAACAAAGCCCGCATCCCGGCGGGCTTTGTCGTTACCGCGCGCGAATCAGCCCGGCGCGCTCAATCACGCATTGCCCATACTGCCGCGCCAACTGCAAGTAACCCACTGCCAGGTCATCCCAGCTATCAGTTAGCGGCGGGTTTATCTGCGGCGCTGGCGCGGTCAGGTTGTGTGGCAACGATGGCCGCATTGACGTCTGCGACGCCGGCGGCAAGCTGGCGCAACCGCTCAGCATCAATACGACAATCAGCGGGCAGGGGAAGCAATTTTTCATGCGTTCGATACTCCACGATACGAGTTTGAGTTTTGCCGGCCAAAGCATCGGCTTGTTGCTGGATGCGGCCGGCCAGGCCGTCCAGGCGCTTGGCCTCGGCGGCAAAGCCGTCCAGCGCCTGGCGCGCTTCAGCCAGTTCGCGGCCAGCATGCTGGCGCTGCTCGACGTCGCCGCGCGCATACCATCCCAACCACCACGCCGCACCCAGCGCCGCCAGAAAGGCCAGCGCCTTGAACGCCAGCGCGCGCATTAGCGGGCCTCCAGCAGCACCGCCGCGACGGCCCGCGCCAGTTCTGCCTTTTTGGCTTGGTATGTCGCCAGCTCCGCAGGATTGCTGATGAAAAACAGCTCCACGATCACACCGCCAGCATTGACGAATGCGAGCCGACCACGCGGCGTTTTGCTCTGATCTATCCACCCGCGCTCACCGCGCAACGGACTGCTCAGGACACCGGCAATGGCCGCGCTGATGCGCTGGCTGACGTCGCGCTTCCCCGGCAACGAAATGGACTCCACCCCGCGCGCCTGCGGATTGATCGCGGCATTACAATGGAACTCCACCGCCAGGCCAACACCGCCTGCCAGCTTCACGGCCTCGGACAGCGGCTTGTTGTCTTTGCCCTCACCATCGGTCAGCACCTCCGCGCCGGCCTGGCGCAGTTCATGCGCCACCAGATTACGAAACTCGGCTGCGATATCGGCCTCACGAAAGCCGTTTGCTACTGCGCCAGGATCAACATTGCTATGGCCGGCAGATACGAGAATTTTCATGTTTACGTCCTCTAGAAATGACAAAGCCCCGCGTTGCGGGGCTTGGATTGAATGGATCTATAAAACGGTTAGCGGTACGGCTGCGGCCGGCGCAGCACGTCGCAAACATTGCCGCGCGAACGGAACACCGCCACGCAGAGAAACAGGTTGATTACTAACCCAGCAGGGCCAACGTGTGTGCGCCCCACTGCGCCATCAAAGCCAGCCCAGGCGCTGGCCACGATAAGCGCGTAGGCGAGCCAGCAAGCCCATAGACGATGACGCGCGCCATCGCGGCGGAACATCAGCAGCCGCCAGCAGATCGCGGCGCAGATAACGGCGTTTACAGCTGCGATTGCGGTCATTTTTTCATCCCCAATGGCACAGACAACGCGCCAGCCTCTGCGCGTCGAATCACGAATTGCAGCAACTTGACCGAACACGCGCCAGCGGCCAGCGCGCCCACCGTGTCCGGGACGGTCAAATCGCGTTGTGTCAGCGCATCAACGATGACGTCGATAATGCCCGCCGTCAGATGTCCGCCGAAGGTGCCCCCGGCAACCGAGGCCACAAGATAAATCACGCGCTCGACTACGCTGCAATCGCGCACTCCCACCACAAACACCGCGCCGCCCGCAAACGCCGCGAACACAACCCCGTCACTGAAATACGGCAGCAGCGAGGCCAGCCACAACGCTACCGCTCCACCGAACGCACCCACGCTCGAAACAGGTTCAGACATAGATTCCCCAAAAAGTTAGGGCCGGTTTTGCCGGCCCTATTTGTTTTCGATTGCCGTCGGCACTCCCGGCCATTCGACGCTTTGCGGATAGCCCGATTGCTGGGCAACACGTGAGAGTTCTATACGATAGCGCCGCCATACCTTCAGTTTCTCGACTTCTGAGTCTGTCGCAACCCCAAGCTCTACAGCATCATGCAGCGGCACAATGGCCGCATCTGCCTGCGCGCGCCGGGCGGACTGCTCTGCCTCAACGCTGGCCACTTGAGCATCAAACAGGGCGGCGGAGTCCACCACCCAACCTTTGCCAGCCCACACGCCAAATGCCGGCGGCTCCAGTTCAGTCGCACCCAGGCTGTCCAGCGTATCACCTATCCGCGCGGCCACCGGCTGGGCGTTTGCTTTGCTCCACAGCGGCGCGCCCCTCCAGTCCGGCACAATCCGCCAGCACCCACCATGCAAGCTGTGACTGGGTACACTCCCGTCGTCGGCGCGAAACACAGCAGCCTGACGCTCGCCCGTTTCCGGCGGCGCGGCCTCAGTCGCCCAAGCAGGGATCAAGCACACTTCGTCGACATCCAGCGGCGAACGCATGGCTGTTGTTTCGCCAGCATATTCACCGGTTTGTGGGCTGTAGCTGTAGACAGTCTTTTCTACGATTTCGATCATTGCTGTCTCCGTCAGAATTTAATACATGCGCGCAGTGCTACGTTGCGGGGGCGAGTTTCAACGCCGACACCACTATTCGTGCTCGTTACACCCGTCACCAGAGTCGCTTGATCTGATGATGACATCACGCCTCCGTATCCCCATGCGCGCCCCCCCGTGCCCGAAGGAATGGCTAAGGCGGCACCATCACTTGGCCGGGTGATAGTGTGTGTATGAGGCCCGACAGTCTCAGCTTGCATGCTACCGAGCACCCGCCCCGAATCAACGCCGCGTCCATCATCCCATCCACGCACAAATTCACCACGCAAGTCCGGCACGCCAAATGTTGTAACACCATCACCCGCGCCGAATGTTGTGCCAATTGCAGCAAACAGTGCCGGATATGTTGCACGCGAGAGGAGAGAACCATCACATCTCAGCCAGCCGGCGGGCAGTGCCTTCATTGCAAAATACTGCACAGCCCCTGCCGGCACTGTCATCAATTGGATGGCTTGCCGTAGTTGCCCACTATCCGCGCCGCTCAACACCAACCCGGTCGATTCCACCACGCCAGCAACTTCTTCTTGCAGCATATTCAACCAGGCAGCTGACACTTCTGTCCCCTGCACCCCCGTTGCCACATTCAGATCCACAAACCCCGACTTGCCGGGGCCGTTCAAATCCGGCACTGAATGCGGCGTATCAATTCGCTTCATATTCAAACCTCGTATCTAAAAAACACCACGCTTTCCGCGTGCGCCATCTTGCGTATTTGGCATTCCAACGGGCCGCCGCCGATCACTCGCCCCAGCGACTCACCGGACACAGAGCCACCTGCCGCAAATTGATTGATGCGAACACCCTTGAAGACCACCGAGAAACAAAAGCGCGCCGCCGGGGGCGCGCACTCGCTGCCGGCCTGAAACCCCGCAACCAGGCAACGATGACGGCGAATTTCGATGTTGTAGCCCAGCGCCCGCGCCAGCCGCAGATACGCGGCGCGGCGCTGACTGCCGGTGGCGAACATGCGCGCAACCAAGGCTGCCCGCCGCTCCGGCAAACCGCCCAGGCCCATGCATCCGTCAGGCAATCCAAACTCACGCTCCCACTCTGGCAACAGCTGCGCCGTTCTGCGCGGGTCCGCCTCCACCGGCAGCGAGTCAACCGCGCAATGCACCCGCGCCAGACTGGGCGCAGACCCGCCGGCCATGCCGGCGCTGGCCCATTCATCCGACCAGGCTGGCCCCGGCGGCAATAGCATTTGCAGCTGCTGACGGTATTGCGCGCTCAACTCCATGTAACCTCCCCTCGCCTAGCCAGTTCCCCCACTTTGCAAACCACATCGGCCGCCGGCTCTGTCACGGTGTAAAACTCAACCCCGGCGGCGCTCACCGCATCGGCAAACCAGCTACGCCGCAACGTCACGCCTCGCGTTAACCCCGCCGCCAGGCGTTCGCGGTCAAGCGGCGCGGCCCGTGCCGCGAACAGCGCATCCAACCGCGCCAACACCGCCGCGCGCATCTCCGGCGTGTCCGGCGAAATACTCAGCCGCACCGCCACCGGCTTACCCACCGGAGCCGCGCCGCTTGGCTCGCCGTAAGCCGTCCCAGTTTCCTCCAAGTGCGCCGTCACCGCCGCCACCTCGGAAGGGGACGGCAATGGCCCGCCTGCGTCGCCCTCGCGAACAAAGAACACCGCCACTTGCCCCGGCCCCGGCCAGCGCGGCGCACACCACGCGCGCGTCACCCCCGGCACCTCCTTGGCCCAGGCCTCGAAATCCTCCGGCCGTCCGGTTTCGCCATCACGGCGTTTCACCGCCAGCACGCGAGCGCGGTAGGACTCTATCGGCTCAATGTCCGCCCCGCCCACCACCCCATCGCCCACCACCAGGGCGGAGGACTCGACCCTTGGCAACGGCTGCACCGAGTCAACACGCGCCCCTGGCTTCAAATTACCCGCCGCGCCCGGCTCAACCGCCACCATCCGCACATCCAGCACCCCAGCCGCCGGCAAAACCGCCCCGATAGGCACAACCAGCAACACCCCGGACTCGCTTTGAAAACGACTCTCCGCCGGAATCGGCGCGTCCGGTGCCCCACGCACGCGCACCCAACCCGCAGCCGCTGCGGCCGGCGTGCGCCCCTGCCCCAGCCAGAACGGGCCGTGATGGCCTAAAAGCGCATCGTCGTCGCACGACTCCGCAAACAACTGCCGCGCGTGCCAATCAAGATATCCATACAGGCCATGCACCCCGCCGGCCACCATCCGCGAATACACTTCGGCATCCGCCCGCCGCAGTCCATCCAACCCCATCGCTAGCAGGTCGCGCCGCGCGGCGTCCACCAGCTGCGGCAGTTTAGGCGCGTCCATTGGCATGACTCACCCCCCATAGATTTTCAAAATCAAATGTCCAGTCCACGCCGCCGGCTTCCATGACCGACACGAAAAGCCCTAGACAGTCCAGGCCAACCCGCCGGGCCTTGACGGTAACGGCGCTGGCGTGGCCATCCTCACGCAGCCACTCCAACGCCTCGGCGGCGTAGGACTCCGCCCGCAATAATGTTTGCGGCGTCAGCTTCTCGCGCTGCAACAACCAAAGCCGGGAGCCGATCTTGTCGTTAGGCACCGAGGGAAAGGCATCTCCCCACCATCCCATCCGCTCCAAGCCGTCCACCACGTCGGACTCACCTGCCCGCCGCCAGGTAAACAAGCTGATGACCACCGCGCGCGCAAGCGGACTATCCGCCGGCACCGGCTCGCGATTTCGTGTAGCAATCGGCGTCATCGCATCCCCTGATTCGGTTTGCTGGTAGGCCCGCCGGCTTGGTTGTTTTCGTTGTGGTCGTGACCGTTGTACGCCCCACGCATCGCGGCCATGCTCATGCCGCCGCCTTCGGCATGGTCCGTTATCTCGCCTCCGGCGCGAATCTGGCCGGACACATCCAAAATCGGAGCTTTGATAAAAACGCCGCTATCCGCCGTTACATCAAAACGAGGTGTAAGCAACTCCGCACGATCCCGATACAGCACCAGCTTATGACCGTGCGCGTTGTAAACCGCCGTCTCCCCTGGCGTCAGGTCCGTCACTCGATAGCGACGGTCTCCCACCGCAATCACCACACCGTGACTACGATCCCCGCCCAGGAACAAGGCGATGGCCTCGGCGTCGGCCATCGGAACCGCGGTCAACCCAAACGGCTCGAAGTGCTCCACATCATCCTGCGTCTCTCCGGCCAAGAGCCGGATTTGCAGCGCCTGCAACTTACTGGCGGAGTTCGCCAGCAGCACCCGCCCCCGCGCTATCATGCCGCTCAAGCTCATGCTTTTTTCTCCCAATCCGCATCCAGCAGATATTCAAAATCGTCCTTGCCGCCCTTCTTCTTGCGCTTCTTTCCCTTCAGCCCCTTGGGGTCCGCCGGCTCAGGCATATAAGCGTCCGGGGGCGCAATCGACAGAACCGCGACAGTGCCGGCGCTGCTCAGCTTGTAGGTGATTTCGCCAATCATCATGTCCCGGTCCAGTCCCAACACGTCATCGCGAAACCGCACAATCTGGTTATGCCGCCAAAGCTGGCCATTGCTCTGCCGCCAGCCCGCCACCTCCACCGATACCGCCAACGCCTTGGCCATCCTGCTGCCACGCTCGTAATTGGCGCGTTCTTGCGCTAGTTGCCGCGAAAGATTGCCGGACTCGTGCATTACCATCACCCTTTTGCGCCCTGTCCTGTCGTCTTTGGCGGTGGCGTTGACTTCGCTGGCGGCCGCACCGCTATGCCCATCCTTCCCGCGCGACTGGCCTTTCACAACGTACTCGCTAAACACCCCAGAGAAATCAAACTGCCCATTGGCGGACAAAATGTTTTGCCCCAGAACCAGCGCATCCGCAGCCCGCCCGCCGCCACCTGGCGCCGCCAGCACCAAGCGGCCCTCAGCGTCATCGGTGGAAAGCAGCCGCGACAACTTGAGCAGCTTGTCTATTGAGTTAAACACCGTCTCTCCCGGCTCGATGGCATGGTCCGTAATAACCGGCCCAGGCCCCACCTCGCTAACGACCGGTACGCCATACGGCTCAACCAAAGCGCGCACAATGGACAATACTGTTTGCCCTTTCCAATGCCCCGGCTGATTCAACGCGCCGCAGTCCACAATGTCGGCGGTACGACTGCGCCCCGCTATGCCGAACGTGATGCTCTGCCCGTCATGACTGCGCGGCGTGACGAACACGTAACCGCTCAACACCTTGTCCGGGCCGATTCTCACTATCACGCTATCGCCCTCCGCAATCGCGCGCAGCTGCTGCGGCGCATCGGGGTAGCCGCGAGTAATGGCCACCGTGAACTCCCGTGCCTGACGCTCCACGCCGGCAGTAATCGACACGTCCAGCCAGCCGCCGTAATCGTGCCCGTTCACCGTCAACGTGACCGCGTTAGCCGGGTCTATTGCCGTTCTGTCGTTCATTTGCTCAAGACCCTCATTGCTTGCGCCGGCATAAACAAGGGATGGCGCACCCTATTGCGCTCGACAATCTCGCCAGCGCGCCCCGCATCGCCATATAAGCGATGCGCCATCACCAAGACGGGCGTCACCACGCCAGGCGCTACGCGCATCACCTTGACCCCCTGCCGCGCCACTGCGGCCAAATGTTGAGCCTGCGCATGGCGCAATGCCTGCAAGGCGCGATACTCAAACGGGGACGCCTCCAAGCCTCGCTGCCACAACACCTCCCCCAACTCGCCCCCCAAGACGTCGATATCATCCACCACCGGAGCATCCGCGCCCTCGCGCGGCCTTGCCGCCTGCTGATCCACAGAGGGATATGTGACAGGCACCACAGCACCAGACTGAACAGGCATTTGCGCCAGCACATGCGCCGCGTCCCACAAAACAGCCGCCTGCGTCAGCCCCAGCACATGCGCCACAGCCCCCTCAGCCGGGCGCGTTGCCGGCGAACTGGCCAGTGTCGCCGCCGCAACTGTCCTGGCCCCTCCGCGCCGCGTTGACTCCGCAAAACTGGTGAAGGGCGCGCGCAGCTGGCTAAGCTGCTGGCTCAGCTTGTCCATGAACGTGCCGGGGGAGTGAATGGCCGCATCGACAAAAGACGTGATATCGCCAACAGACTGCATTACACCGCCAATCAAAGAGTCCACCCGCGCGTAAGCGGACCTCACTTGATCCACGATTTGACCCGTTGCTCCAGCCAGGCCGCGCAAATCGTCCAGCGCCGCCAAATCCAACCGGGGCAACTCGGGAACCAGTCCCGCGAAGCCGTCCGCTTCTTCAATCAACTTTGACGCGGTATTAACCGAGGCCACAGGGAAGGCCAACTCCCCGGCCTCGATAAACTCAAGCCCCACCGTTACAGAACGCTGCCGGTCAATCGAGTAATGCCACTCAGACGGACGCGGGTACACGTTGACCACGCCGAACAAGGGATGTACCAGTTCACCCGCGCCCGGCTGCTCCAACGCGTCCAGCAGCTTGTTTAACTGCGCCTGCCAGTCCTCACCCACCAACAGCGCATCAAAAGAAAAGGGCCGGATGATCCGGCCCAGGTCTTCGATATACGGCTTATCCCGCTGCGGGTATTCGAACTCCGCCATTCTTCGCCCAGTCTTCCCGCCCGTTTCTCGCCACAGAAACGGAACGCCCCGGAAGCTGGCGACATGCATTTTTTCAAGCTCAGACATGATTACCCCTTGGCCGCCGCCAGGCTGCGCACCCCGGCGTTTTGTTTGACGTTGACGCGTGCATTTTCCGTTTTTGGCGCATCAACCCGCGTCCCGGCCGGCGCGCCATTGATATTGATGTTCAAGTCCGCTTTCGCCGCGTCCGTCGCCCCCTTAATGATATTGGTTGAGCTGTTGATGGCCCCGCCTATCGCGCCAGAGATGCCGCCGGAAATCGCCGCCGCCCCGTTCAAAATCGGATCAATGAACGGCTTGATCTTTTCCCACATCCCCTTGAACCATTCGACGATTGGCCCCCAGTTTTTGACAATCAAACCCAACGGCGAGTAATCCAAGAACACCGCTTTAAGCCACTCCATGCCAATGGCGAAAACCACCTTTAGACCTTCCCACAAAGCCGCGAAAAACGCCTTCAATGGCTCCCAGTTGTTCAGCACCACCCCCAGCGGTGCCCACCCCAAATAGGATTTCACGTAGCCAAGCCCGGCAGCAAAAAACGACTTAATCCCGGTCCAAAGCTGAGAGAACCAAGGCCCCACCTTGCTCCAGTTGGCTATCAAATAGCCGGCTAGCAAGGCCGCGCCCCGCACAAACAAGCCTAGCGGACTCATAGCCATCACCACATTCATGATCGACAGGCCCGCCGTTAACGCCATCACCCCCAACTTAAGCGCCACAACCGCCCCAGCCGCGCCGATGGCTCCCTTAATCACGTCCGGGTTTGCCTGCGCGAAGGCCTGCACTCCCTCGACTATCGGACCCAGGTACTCCAGGAACTGATTCAACGGCGGCAACAGCACGTTTCCTACCGCCATCGCCACCGCCTGCACCTTGTTGGACATGATTTGCAGGTTATTGGCCGTTGTCGCCGCCCTCGCCTCATACTCCTTTTGCATGGAGCCGGCGTACTGGCTGGAGTCAGCCACTCGGGTAAAGTTGGTTTTCAGCAAGTCCAAGTTCGTCAGCAGCGGCGCAATCGCTGAAATGGACTCTTTGCCGAACAGTTCCGCCAACACGGCGGACTGCTTGGATTTATCCACCTTGCCGATAGCCGTTAACACTCGCGTAATTGCGCCCTTCGCATCGGTTTGCATATCCACCGCGAATTGCTTCGCGTCCAGCCGCAGCGCCTTGAACATTTTCTTTTGCGACGTAGTGGCGCTTTTGCCCGCCGTCAGCGCCAGCATGAAGTTTTTAATGCCGGTGGCGGCCACATCCTGCTCTACCCCGGTCCCAACCATCGTTGCGCCCAAGGCGGCGATTTCCCCAGCGGCCACGCCGGCAACCGAGCCAAGCGGCCCGATTTTCGTCACGACATCGCTGATTTTTTTGGCATTGGCCGGCCCGGTATTGCCAAGGTAATTAATTTTGTCGGCAAGGGTGGCCACTTCTTTCTGATTCATCTTGAAAGACGTGCGCCACTTGGCCATCATTTCCCCGGACTCGGACGCGCTCAAATCAAACGCGACGCCCATTTTTACCGCATCCTCGGCAAACTGCTTGAGCGCCGACTTCTCGATGCCGCTTTGCCCGCCCGCCGCGACAATCGCGGCAATGTCCTTGGCCGCCATCGGCAAGCGCTTGGACATTTCCACCACGTCCTTAGACATCTCCGCGAATTGCTGCGGCGTATCGAAATCCACGACTTTCTTAACGTCCGCCATCGCGGACTCAAAATCTATCGCGGACTTAGCCGCGCCAACCAAAGGGGCGGCAAACGCGGCCGCCCCCATCAGGTTGATATCGCCCATGCCGCTTTTTCTTAGGCTTTTCCTGAAAGACGCGATGCGCCCGCGCATCCCGTCCAACATTGGCGACAACTTATCGACGCCGGTAATCAGCGCCTTGAGCTGGAACTTATCCGACATACTCCCTCCGTCTACCCCTGCCTCAGCTCATTGATGCGCGCCGCATGCGCTAGCCGCCGGACAATCACGTCCAGCGGCCAGGCCTCCACATCATCCGGATTGACCCGCCACCACGCGGCCAGGTCGTGGCAAACTCGGTCCAGATCGTCTAGGGTTTGGACTCCGGCTTCATAAAAAAACCAACCATCGCCCAGCACAGTTCGTTGAAATCATGCAGCGCGATTTGATCCACCGACGACGGCGGGATACTCGCCGACTTCGCGATATAGCGCGCGCACCATTGCGGCAGCGGCTGCGGCGTGCCGTCATCGCTCACGCGGTACGGCAGCATGCCAATTTCTTGAACCTGCCGATTCGTCGGCTGCGACAGCGACAAAACAGTCAGGGTTTCACCGTGCGCCTCAATCGGGGCGGACAACTGATATTCTTTTACAGCCATTTTCCGTTTGCTCCTTCAAACTCGAATTTCACTTTGCCATCCTCCGCGTTGTACGCCGCCCGGTTTTTCAGCCAAGCGCCAGACAACACATAAGTCATGCCGTTAGCCAACTCCGACGTAATCGTCATGGAGTCGCCCTCCATGATTTTTTTTATCGGAAAGCCAGGCGGCAAAACCGCCTCGACATTGACGTAAGGTAATCCGTCCTTTTCGGTGTAATAATTGCCCGCGGACGTTGCCACGCCCTCGCGCTCCTTATCCGTCAGCGGCACCTCATGACCGCCCGTCACGGACAACTGAACCCCATCCACTTTTACATAGCTGGTTCCGCCAACTCTGCGCCCCGCCATAAACACCCCCTATAAATGCCGAACGCCCGTTGCCGGGCGCTGGTTTAATACTGCAATCGGAACTGATTCAACACCGCGAACACGCGCAATTGGTTGACGTAATCCGGCGGGAATAGCACGTCTAACCGGTTAGGGTTCAACGCGTTGATTTCCACAATCAAGGCCTCTGCAAAGGCGTCCGTATTTTCAACAACGCCCAAGGCCTCCATCTTGATGTACTCGGCCACCAGTTCCGCCCGAATCATATTGGGCGTAACGATGGCCTGGCCGGCACCAAAACGCGTACCATCTCGCGCCAGCTTGTGACGTCCGTACTTGCTCGTCACCAGCTGCCGCAGCCGCCGCAACACGTAAGCGCTGGTAAACAGCGTTTCACTATCCAGATAGGACACATCCGGCTGTCCGTAGGCGTTCTTTTGAAACGTCGTTACCGCGCGCTCCACCCGCACCGTTCCATCCGGCCCGGTTGAGCTGGTGGCTATGCCGTATTGAAGCAACACATTGCGCTCAGACGCCACAAAGCGACGGCCAGGCCGTGCCGGCAGAATGCCGACCAATTCACCCGTTTGCGTCGGTCGCGCCGGGTCCAGCTTCAAAAATGCGCCATTGCGCGCGGCGTAGGCGGCGGCGTAGCTCCAGGCCGGGGCCTGCACATCCGCTTCAAAGCCGGCCACCGTCGCATGCTGATCGTTCCGACTCTTGCCAAAGACTTGCAACATCGACACCGTGCCGCGCAGCGCCGCATAGACATGGCCGTACAGCTGTCGCGAATAGCTCCAGCGCCCGCCGTTGTCCGCCATCTCGATCTTGAGCAGATCAAGCGCCCCGGTATCGCTGAAGCCGCAGGCGATAAAGTCGTATTCTTCATCCCCCATCGCCAGTACCGCCCCCACCAGGGACGGCAGGCCGGCACCGCCGGCAAACGCCGCCAACTCCACCGCCACGCCCGGCGGCAAAGCCTCGCCGCCCAGCGTTCCCCTATAGTTCAGGCTCAGCGGGATATCGTTGCCGACAACCCCTTTCCAACGACAAGCCAGCTTGACCGCCGCGCCCGAAACCTCCGCCGTCACCGGCAGACCCGGCGCGGCGTTTATCGCCGCCGCCAGCGCCCCGGCCACGACTGCCGCGCTATCGTTCATACCAGCGACCGCCTGCACCCGCTGCCCGGCCACATACAGGCAAATCACTCCGGCGGCTTGTGCAACGCCCGATAGCGTTACAGTCGCCGTTGCCGCCGCGCCTGCCGGCTCATCCACTGGCACCGCCCACACCTCGGCGGAGGGATCGTTAGCCAGCGTCGCCTCAACCATGGCCGCCAACATCGAACCGCGACCGTACATCTCCCAGGCCTGCGCCACGCTATTCACCATCGCGGCCACACCCAGCAGCGCGCCGCCGGCCGACAGCTTGTGACCAATCAACAGATTGCGCTGATTTTGGCTGAACAGATTAGCCGCGCTATTGTCCATTTCCGCGAAGAACAGCGGCACCCGCTGGTTTTGCGGTATCTGATTAAACGAAATCATTAGCCTTTTCCTTTAGGCTTGGCCTCGGGCGGAGCCGTGCGCTCTATCACGCCCTCCGCTTCACGCCGCAGCCAATATTGGTTTTCCGGCACGTCGCGCCCCTCCAGCGACAACAAATCGCCGCGCTCCGGGTCCGCTATCTCACACCCTCCTACGGGTTTTACAAACATTTCACTCCCTCCCTTCGGGCGGAAACTCCACCCTGAATTCATGCTCAATTCGACCATCCGGCCCATTGCCCGGATTGATGAAATCGACGCCGCCACTCATGCCCCCAAATTCAACTAGGCGGGGCAATTCCACCTCGGGCCACGTCTCAGCCCCCTCTCCAACGGACAGCACTGGGCCGCCCAACTGCCAGGCCGTCACAAAACGAAACAGGTAGTAGGCGCGCGCCCGATCCACCTTCACCACGTCGGAACCTCGATATTCCAGCGGGTCGTAACGCTCGCCCGGACTCCACCCCGCCAGCGCTCGCAGCAGTTCAGCGCGCACCTGGCCAACCGTCGCTGCCGCCGTCTGCCCCGACTCGTCCACATTCGCAACGATGGCGAGGATGTGAAGCTCGTCCACCACGTCCTGCATCACCCCGGTTTGCAACCGGTTAGGCTCGGCGTCATCGCCGGCAAAGATGGCCGACGCGGACGGGACGGGAAGCTCCAGCCCCTCCAATACCGCGTCCAGATCAAGCCCCGCCCCAACACGGCGAGAAAACAAAGGGCAGTGCTCCCGCAGATGCGCAACAACCGCGTTGATATCCATTTCCATCACCCATAAAAAAACCCCGCCGGAGCGGGGCTTGATTAACAACAGCCTATTTACGCGGTGGCTTTGATGGCCTCCTCGATATTGATTGATGCAGGCAGCGGCAAGGGCATCTCCTTCAAGTGACCCGCTGACGGCAGACGCTCCAAATCCTGGCGCGCAGAACCATTAACAGCCAGGTACTCGCCCTCTTTCAGCACCCACAGACGAACCGCCGACTCGCTGCCCAGCTGTCGGTTTTTACAACCGATAAAGACATGTCCATCCAATGCTTCGGATTTGCACACCACCGCGCCAGAAGGGAAGACCTTGCTGTTTAGATACGCCAGGGTCAGCTTATCGACTTCCTCCATGGACGCCTTGGAAACAGCCGGGACCTCAGAGGATGGAACGGCCTGCGCCGGAGCGCTGGCCTGGCTGATTGGTATCGGCTTAGCGTTTTTATCCCCAAAGACGAGGTACAACAGCACCGGAACCACAGACAAAATTACAAACCACTTCACTAACGCCTTCACCCAATGCCCCTTACGTTATATCGAAAACGGATAATATTACTTTGGCCGCAATGATCTTTGCAAAGCCGCCGCCAGAATTTGCTTGATCTTGGGGGCGCTATCTTCCAGCGCATCGACGATATAGTTTGCTCGCGGCGCGATGCGCCAGGGACCAGACGCGACTTGCTTTTTATGCCCTTTACCCCGCTTCGCGCCACGGCGAACACCGTAATGCAGAAACGCGGGGTAATACTCGGAACTGCCAGAGGGCATATTGGGCATGACTTTAGTCATGAAGCCGGAGCGGCTGACGCGGTATTGAATCGCATGCACCAGCCGGCCTGTTCGGCTGCGCGGGTAGCTGCCCTGACCACGCGCCAGCGCCACATTCATCTGCGCTTTTCCCGTCACCAGCTTACCCACCCGCCGCATGCCGGCCCGGACCTTGCTTTTGTCAAAGTCGATGCGGTCAAACTGGTCAAAACCTTCTATATGCAAATAGAAGCCGTCATTTGCCATGGCCCAACTCCTCGCACTGGTACAGCATGTAATCGCCCCCCGCCAACTCAAGCACCCGCTTTACCCGATAGACCGTCAGACCATGGACCACCTCCCAGCCGTCTCCGATCTGCAAACTCCTGCGGCGACGAATGGTGAATTCGTGAGTGAGCGCGTCCCCCGTCTGCACCGAACTGGAGTAAACAGACGGGGAAGTGTTTTGTTTGCGCGCCCAGGTCCGCAGCTCGTCCGCATGACTGCGCTCAATGCCAAACGCCCCGGCAGCAGCATCAATGCAGCGCCGAAACGTCACCCGCTTATCCAACTGCCCGGAACGGGGAACGGTCGTCATAGCCGTCCCCCTGAACGGTACGGGTCCAGCAAGCCATCAACAAAGCCGCGCGGCAGTGCGGCCAGTTGCTCCCGCCCTTGCGTAAGCACCGCCTCACGGTTTGCGTAGGCGGTCGCCACCCTCAACAGCAGCCAGTTTTGCACGCCTTGCGGGACTTGCTCCGGCGTGCGCCACGCGCCGCAGCGGTAGCGCACGCGCACCGCCGCCGCGCCGGCCGGCTTGGCGCAGATCACGCGCCGCCCGCGCTCCAGCCACCAGCCATCGGCAATCGGCATTTCTTCGCCACGCCGCCCCAACGCCACCACGCTTTCAACGCCGATCACGTCCGACCGCAGTCTGACCACGCCGTCCGCGCCGTAGACCGTGCGTTCCCACACTTGCGGCAGGATCGGCCGCCCTATTTCCAACTCGGCCAACGCCGTCGCCGCGCCCAGGTAGACGCGTAAAAGCGCGTCCTCCTCAGTCAAGTCGTCGTCAATCTTGCATTGCTGACGAATCAAGGCCAGATCATCGAACAGCGGCGGCGGGGGCGTTATCAAGACTTCATCCATGACGCCCCTTTCTCTTACTTCTTGGCCGCGCCGATCTTCATCAGCTTGATGGCGTTGGAGTCCATCACGCCGCCGCCCACGCGCTTGGTGGTGTAGAAGCCGACATAGGGCTTATTGCTGAACGGGTCGCGCAAGACGCGAACGCCGCGAACGTCGGCGATGGTGTAGCCGCGCTTGAAATCGCCGAAGGCGATAGCCAGCGCATCCGCGCCCACAAGCGGCATATCGTCGTTTTCGGAAATCGGCTTGTTCAGCAGCGTGGACACCTCGCCCGCATCGAGGCCCGGCTTCCACAGATAGTTGCCCTCACCGTCCTTCAGCTTACGAATCGCCGGCAGCGTCAGGCCGTTCAGAACAAACGTGCCGTTGCGGCGATAGCCGCGCTTGAGGCTGTAAACCAGATCAAGCAAAGCATCCGCCGTCAGCGCCGCCGCCGCACCGGAACTCACATATTGCAGCGTCCCCAGCTTACGTTTGTCGTCCGTCTCGTCGCTTACATCGTAGGACAGAAAGCCCTTGGCCTTTTTCTCGCCATTGCCGCCCGTAAAGGCAGCGTTTTCCTGTTCGGAAAACTCAATAGCCACCTCGCCCGCAAGCCAGGCCTCAGCATCGAAAAACACGTCATCCAACATTTTTTGCGTGGCTTCAGGATTGGCGTACAACTCGCCAAAAAACGGCGCCACCTGAGCTAGTTGTGGCGTGCCGGTGGCCGGGCGCGGGTCCGCCTCACCAACCCAGCCGCCCTTTGCCTTGCCGGTATTAATGAGGCGCTTGTACTCCTCATTACCAACCGGGATGACATTGCAAATGTCGCGCATCGGCACGTCGCGGCGTTCCAACTGGATGATGTTGCGGTCCAACTCCTCCGGCACCGCATAACCGCCGTCCGGGTCAGCCCCCAGGTTCAAGGCCTTGGCCTCCAGTTCGGCCAGGCCATCGTCAACGCCCTTGCGCATGAAGCGGCCAAAGGCCTGCTTATGCTCGACTTGATCGCCGCTCAGCTCGCCATTGCCACCCAAGCCGCCGCGCGCGGCCTTCTTGTTCAAGTCGTCGATGGAGCGCTTGACGCTCTCCAGTTCGGAGATTGCCCTGTCCACATTGGCCAGCTTGGCCTCAAGGTCGCCAGTCGTCAGCCCTTTCTCCACACGCTTCAGGCGCTCGTCATTGGTCTTTTTGAATTCCTCAAAAGCACCGCCCAGGTTTTGAACCAGTTCTTTCACTTCCATGTTGTTAACTCCGCATACTGTTAATGAGCGCCTGAATGGCGTTTTTGGTTTCCGCGCTGTCGCGGCTCTTGATACCCGTCAGCCGGGCCTGTTCGTTCGCCGGCATGGTGACGGGGGAGACTTCCCACAGATCCACTTGCTTCAAGGTCCGCACGTCCGTTACCCGGTCGTAGCTGTCCTCTCGCGTCACATAGCCGATGGACAGGCCGGACACCGCGCCGATTTTCATCAGCTCGTATACCTCCGCCCCACGCTGGACTTTTTGAGTCAACCGGCCCTCTACGTACAAGCCCACATCGTCCTCGCGCATCACCGTCCAAACGCCAATAGGCTCGTCCAGCTTGTGATGCCACAGCAGCGAGGGCAGGCGCTTTTTGGCCCCCCACGCCTCTAGGGAGTCAGAGAACGCCCCCTTGGCAACGATGTCGCCATGGCTGTCCACCACCCCGAACACGCTTGCATAGCCAGAAAAAAAGCCGTCATCGTTGACGGCTTTGATTTCCAGGCTGAAGCTCTTATGATCCAGCGCCACTACCTCCCCCTTTCCTGATTGCCGCTTCACGCGCCATATCGACCGGCACCATATTCAGCGGCACAAAACGCATATCCCCGCCCTCATACGTGTCCATGTCTTCCATCTCCAAAATGTCGTTTGCCGACAGCGCCCCCACGCCATGCAAGCTCCGGTAAAACTCGCCCCGCGTCTTGGTGTCGCCGCGCAGCAGGTTGTTAAACAGGAAGGACGCATAGAAGTCCTGGCGCTCTTGCTCCGTCAGCACATCACGCGCCAGCGCCTGCTCCCAGCGCAGCGCCCAGGGGAGCAAGGTATCCGTCACATACTCTTGGGATTGGTTTTCGATATTGGAGAACGTGGCCTTGTCCATGATGCCGACCTTGTGCGGCGGCATGCGGTAGAGCCTGGCCACCTCCTCCCCCTGATACTTCCGCGTCTCAAGAAACTGTAAGTCGCTCAGCTTCAGGCCCAGGGATTCCCACGCTAACCCCTCCTCCAGAATGACGGGGGCGGCGGCATTCTCCAGCCCACCGTTTTCACGCCAGGACTCTTGCAGCCGCTTAAACGCCGGGTCCGACAACTTGCCCGGATGCTTCAACACACCCGGCCCCGTCACCCTGCCGCCGAACATGCGGGAGCCGTGTTCCTCAGCCGCCAGGGCCAGGCCGAAGGCTTCGCGGGCGTACTCTATCGGCGTCACCCCCACCACGCCGTCCAGCGTCAGGCCTCGCAGGTGCAACACGTCCGGCGGGTCTAGCTGGACCACCCGACCGCGGCTATCGGCATAGCCATAGCTCAACTCGAAATTTTCCAGCTGCTTTACCTGCATCCGGCCTGTTTGCAAAGGCAACAACTCCAGCACCCTGCCGCCATAGCCGCGCACGATTCGAGCGTAGCCATTGCCGCGCAGCAACATATGCGCGGTCAGCATCTGGACAAACTCAAACGAGGTTTGCCAGCTGTTAGGCGTGGACCGAAGCAAGGGATATAGCGGATGCTTTACTGCGCGCTCTTTGCCGCGCGGCAAGCGCTTGTACAAGTGCAAGGGCAGCTTTGCCATGTCCTCGCTGATGTTGCGGACACATGCAAAGCAAGTGCTAACCCGCATCACCGTGGACGGCGTAACCACCGCGCCAGTTTTAGATGCGTACCCCTTCAAGAACTCCGCTACCAATGCGGCGTTAGCATCCGCAACGGCGCTCTTTCTCCCGAACGGCCACATGCTTTTGAAACTCAGGCTCATAGCGTTCTCAATCCCCCTTCTTCGTAGACAGAGGCCTCATCCTCGATATGCGCCACCGCCCGACTTGCCGCCATCGTCAGGGCCACAATCGGATCAATGCGACCTTGTGAGCGCTTTTTGTCCGGCTTGCAGTTTTCATTGCTATCCAACAGCAACGTCACATTGCCGGCGCACCACTGCAAAACCGGATTGCCCCCATGCCGTAAACACCGGCTATACACCAGGCGCTCAAGCTGCTTTGCGCCAGGGGACAAACCGCCAAAGGTTTGCGGGATTTTGACCATCGGTATTTCCTTCTCCAGCAACTTGTTAGAAACCTGCTGAGCGTTCCAGCCATCGAACGCCACTTCTTGCAAGTCGTAATCAAGCGCCGCCTGCTCAATGACTTCCATCACCGGGTCGTAATCCGTGACATCCCCTGGCGTCACGGTCAGAAAGCCACGCTTCGCCCAGGCCTTGTAATCGCTGCCGCCGTCCTGCTCCGCCGCATCCACCTTGGCTTGAGGCACCCAGCACCAGGCCAACACATACCAATCGCCATCCTCGTCCCCATCCTCCGGCGGGAACAGCAACACGAACGCGGTAATGTCGCGCGTGGACGCCAGGTCCAGCCCGCCAAAACAGCGCCGGCCCTTGAGCATTTCCGGGTCAAACTTCTTGCCGCCCTTGCGCCATACCTCCATGTCAAACCAGCTAAGCGCGTCGCCGACAAAGACATTCAGATCCTTGGTCAAGAAGTTGGCGCGGGCGCTGGGCAAGACCCTGGCCATGCTGGCGTTTGAATGCATGTATTCATGCCGCTTGGCGGAGCCTAACGAGGGATTGGCCTTGAACCAGACAGCGGAATCGAATGGGTCGTCCCCCTCGTCTATCGTGTAAACGACGCCGAAAAACGAGTCATCCTCGATTTCGCCGCGCAAGACTTTGACCAGATATGTCCTAATCTCCACGCAAATACCGGTCAGAATGAAACCCGCCGTGGTAATTGCGTTGATAAGCGGCTGCGCGCGCGCCCCCAGGGCCGACACCATCACGTCCCACACTTCACGGGTTTTATGCGCGTGCAGCTCATCGACAAAGCAGGCATACGGGTTCAAGCCGTCCAGACTCTCGGCATTTGCCGGCAAAGGCTTGCAGACCGATTCGCCTAACATCATTTTTTCTTGATTCGCACCGTCAAACACCCGGATCGACCGGGCCAGGCCTGGCGAGCGCTTGCGCCAACGCTTCACGTTGTCGAATGCCGGCTTGAAAACCGACATCGCCTGTTCGCGCGTCGTCGCAATCGTGTACACCTCCGCGCCACCCTCGCCGTCCATCATCCAGAGGTATGCAGCAATGGGAGACATCCACGTTGACTTACCATTCTTACGCGCAACTTCTTCGTACCCGGTACGGAAGCGCCGCAGCCCGTTTGCCTTGCGCCGCCAGCCGATAAGTACCGCAGTCCAAAACAACTGCCAGCCATCCAGCAACAAGGGCTTGCCGGCCAGCGGCCCCTTGATGTGAACGAAGCGGGTTTGCACAAAGTCTATGCAGTGCCAGGCATGCGCCGGGCTAAAAAAAAGACCGCGTTTCGCGGCCTGTTGCAGATCCCGATAATGTCGCTCGACTGCCAGCATGGTCAGCTGGCCAACTACTATTTCACCCCGCAGGACTGGCACCCCATACACCCGGTCCCACTCGTGCCACTCCTCCTCCGGCGGAATCAGCCGTAACCGGCTGACGGGTGGCTTCTTCCGTGATTTAGCATTTCGTCGAATAGGTCGTCTTGCGGCGCTTTGTCCCCCATCTTCGCCTTGACCGCCGCCACGGATGGAATCGTTAGACATGACTCCGGCAGCCATTTAAGCAAATCTCCCTTAAGCTGTTTCGCCACATAAAACGCTGAGTGCGGCTGCTGATGGCCATTCGGCGATGTGACAAAGTAAGTCCCGGTTTTCTGCTCGACTTCAGACAGCTTGATTTCCGCATCCAACCAGCGAATATAGGTTTTGGAGATCACGCTTACCGCAAGCCCCGCCGTCAGATGTTCCAAACCCGCCTCTCGCAGATTCGAACAGATGTAATCCCACACCTTCCGCTCGCGCGGCGTCAGCTGCGCACCCGGCGGCGGCGGCGGGCTTTTCAAATCTTGCTTACCAACCGGCGGTTTACCCCCGCCGCCCGCGCCGCCCTGAACCACCGTAAACGGCGGCCTTGTATCGCTCATAGCGCCCCTCCAGGGCCTCCGCCCATGAAAAAAGCCCCCGAAGCGTCCTAAAACGCCTCAGAGGCTCTCTATTTTTAACCCCCCCCTCTCCAAAAACAGGAGGCCATAAAAATGCGCGGCTAGGCACGCGGTCAGGACCGAATGTCGCCAGACTTTTGCCCCGCCCCTCCCCCTGGCCGGGGGCCATCTCGCCCCCGGCCACTCGCCGGCCCGCCCGCGCCGTCCGGCCTTGCCGAATCAACCCGCGCGGCGGTTGCCAAACCCTCCGTCCTCACTCGCCGTTTTCCGCGAATGGCACGGAGCGCATAAAGCCTGATGGTTGTCAGGCTTCCAGAACAAACGATGGTCTCCGCGATGCGGCGTGATGTGGTCAACCACCGAGGCCTCAACGACATAGCCCAACTTTCGGCACACAACACACAACGGATTCGCCCGCAGGTATTTCAACCGGTACTCCTGCCAGCGATAGCCATAGCCTCGCTTACTCGCCGACTCACGCCGACTATCCACTTCCTTGTGCCGCTCTTTCCGGTGTCGCTCGCAATAGCCAGAGCCATCACGCACCAGCGCCGCACACCCTCTAGACCTACACGGCGTCGGAGCCGATACCGCCATATCCCACCCCACAAAAAGCAACGCCCCGGCGAATCGCCAGGGCGCTGAACCAAAGGAAATGTCATGCCGCAAACCAGAAATGCAAAAAGCCCAAGCGAGTTAACACTTGGGCTTTTGTCGGATGGGGTCGCGTCAAAAGTGGCCTACGCCACTTGTTTCGCTTGCCATCCCGGCAGGTCAGATTGCTGACGGCTGGATACTGCCACAGATTTACCACGCCTGCAAGCAATCATTCTCGCGTGCTGCTCAAGCTCCCTACTGCCACGGAGCAACAGATACCAAAACTGATCACGCCGAATACCATACTTACGAATAACCGCGCGAGGAGGAGACGACCAGATGAAATGATCCCGCAACATCCGCCGCTCAACAGAGCCAACCCCAAGCATTACCCATGCCGCTTCAATCAACTCCGCATCCTCAACATCCAGCACACGGCAATTAGACCGATACACCCGGCACACCTCGCAAGGGTCATCACTTTCATAGCAGTCCGGGCAACGATTGGAGCGAAACCGCGACTCCACAGTACCACCCCTGCCGCCCCCACCATTCGAGCGGGAGCATGCGCCCCAATTCTGCAAGCGCTGATATAAATACTCTGGGAAGTCCTCCCGGCGAACAACATCAAACGACATACAAACTCCCCTCAATGACCGGGGGATGCCTAGCCCGATCACGCGAGGCGCGCCGGGCTTTATTTGTGCCGTGATTTTATCACGCCTTGCGGGCGCGATAGTCATCCCAAGGGCAATGCATGATTAAAGCGTTTTCAAACATCCGGCTCACCGCCCGCCGCCCCAACAACTCTTGAAGCGAGGTTTGATCCTGATTCGAAATGAACACCGTAGGCCGCTGCTCCCCGCTACGCTTGTCTATTACCGAGTTCAACACCCGCAACCCCGGCCCCCTCTCGTCCAGAATATCCACCTCGTCCAGCACTAGCACGGGATAAGCGCCGTAGCGCTCCAAAACCCGCGACTCTGACTCGCCGCCGCCACCCCAGCTTTCACACACCTCCCGCTTTACCTGCTCAGACGTCACATAGCGCGCCCGAATGCCGCAGCCCCGAATCAGCGCCAGCACAGCCGCGCAAGACATGTGCGTTTTGCCCGTTCCCGTTTTGCCCAATAAAACCGCATTTGAGCAAACCTCCCCACGGCCCACGCCGGCCACCCAGCGCTTAAAGCTTGCGATAACAGCGGCCTGCTCGTCGCAGACTCTTTCCAGCTGACTGAACGTCGCCACAGAGAACCTACCGGGAACGCCCGCCAGTCGAAGCATGCCCGCCCGCCGTCGCTCAACTTCCTGCTGACGCTCTTTTTCCTCAGTGCAGCGCGGGCAAACCGGACGACGACCAGCCGGCACAAGCGCCTCAAACGGCCCATGAGCATCACAGAGACCGGGAACAACAGCCAGGCCGAGCCGCGCGACAGCGCGTGGGAAATACTCCACAACCTCATTCAATCCAGTCATCCCCGCCCCCAGCCGCCTCCGGCGGCAGATTGCCGGATACTGGCGGCACCCCATCAAACGCGCAATCCGGTGCCACCTTCACCCAGCGATTCCCCGGCCTCGCCGGCTGGCCGGCACTGGCCGATGGCTTCGCAGTCTGACGGATAGGCCTTTCCCGCCCTTCCAGCGCCGTCTCCAGCGCGCGCGCCAGATAGTTGGCGGGAATCCGCCGGGGTAAATGGATATGCTCTCTACAGCGCAATACGGCCAGCCTCAAGACTGCCGGCGTTACCCCTGCCGCTACCCAGCCGGAGACGTCACCGGACACCCTCAATTCATCGGCCACCGCCGCAAGCTCGCTCACGCGAGCGCACGCGCGGGGTATATCTATATCAACAGATATCTCAGATATGTCCGCCTCATGATTAGATGAGGCGTCCAATTCATCAGGCCCCGCATCGCCGCCAAACCCTTGAGGGGGCTTGCTGTTTGGTCTTCCGTTCGTGTCCGGCTCATTATTCCCGCTCATGCCCCCCTCCTCCTGCGGACGCAATAAGACCATGGGCAGCCTCAAAACCAATTTCTTGACCTCATGCACCGTTGAAACCCGCTTAGCCAAGCCCTCGCGGGCCAACTCGTCTACCAGAGCATCCAGCTGCTTGAGAGAAGGCTTCCACGGAACCCGCCGGCTACCCCGTGGCGGCGCAAACTGGATATTGATAGCCAGCTGCGCGCGGCTAACCGGAAAACCTCTCCCCACTAGGCCGGTGCGGATATCCACCACCGGTCGCAGCCCCAGCACATACAGCCGGAACGCCTCCAGACTGCAAGATGCAAGCGCCCCTTGCTCGTCTTCAGACAGCAAAATATGCATACATTCACCCTCTATCGCTTGTCACTTGTTCAGCATTGCCAGCGCCTCATTACGCCCGCCGTTCTTCATCTCCGCCGCCAACTGGGGCACATCCCCACTCAGCGCGCGCTCTACATTCATCTTGTAGCCGTCGCCATAGACCAATTTCAGCCGCTTCATCTCGCGCAACCTTAGCGCCGCGCCGCCGTGACTGCCGCGCAGCGAGTCCAGATAAGCGGCGTCCTTGTCCGGGTCGCCACTCTCAAGCACCCACTCCACCAGCCCGCTGTCAGCCCCCACGGCGGCGCGCCTCCTCGGCCCGATCCCGCGCCAGGCCATCCAGCAACGCCAAGGCATCGGCCAGCATCCGGCGGCGCTCGTCTTCTTTCAAACGAGCCGGCGCGTGCCGGAACCGGGCGCGCTGCTGCATCAGCCGGCGCTTTTGAAACTCGCGGGCCGACACTTTTCGGTTTCCTCGGCAATGCAGCCCAGCACAGCGGCAATAGCATCCTGATGCGCCGCTTCCGACTCCCTTAACTCGATGAGCGCAGATTCCAACCGCTCCAGCGTCGGTCGCTCAACCGTCATTGAAAATGCCGTCAAACCCTCCCCCGTCTCTTTGATGAGCGAGGTCAATAACTCAACATGAGAGGCGCTTGCCTCCTGCGACTTGGCCAGCGCCACATCTAAACCAACCGGACGCGCAACTTCCGTCATGGCCAACAGCCGCAAGTCAGCCGGCAGCACCTGCAAAGCCACTTGCAGAAGCTCAACAGGAAGCTGGCTTGTCGCTTTGGTTTCCACCTCCAGCCAACGATTGAGGCGCTGCCCATTCGTCCGCATCACCCGCGCAGTGTCTTTCCCCGCTCCAGGGCGCTGGAACTCAAACGGCAGCACATGAGCCAGGCCCATCGCATCGAATCGCTCCACAAACTCCTGAGCCACCACCTCCCAAGACTTTTCAGAACGCTGGCGATACGTGGTGAACGCATCACGCAAAATGCGAATGGGCGTCTTGTGTGGCACACGTTGCATGATTTTCATTTTTGGGGTCGCTATAGTTACTGCGGCTGCTAGTCACAGCCGCATGGAATAAAAAAATGCCGGGGTCAGCCGGCAAAAACCGCCGGCCCGGTCAGAAGCCGCCGATTGGCAAAGATTTAGACGATTTAGAAGGGGTTCCACGCAGATACCCCCAATCAATATCAGGGCGCAAATCCTCGCAGCGGACTTTGCCTTGCGTAAGCTTCTCCAGCTCGATACAGCGGTCAGCCGGCACACGGGAGCGCCACTTGCTCACCGCCCACGGGGTCAGCTCAAAGCGGCGAGCAACGCCGGTTGGCCCGCCCAACAGGGCAAAAAGCTTTTCAACAGGATCACTTGTAGTCTGTTTCATGCGCCGATTATCTACTTAAAGTAGACATTAGGGCAAGCGAATTCTACTGAAAATAGAAGTGACCACTCACAAGGGCCGGGATAGAATGCTACTTATGGTAGAAAACAACGATACGCCGCTAGCCCAAAACATCCGCTCCCGTATGGAGCAAACCGGGAAAAGCATCAAGGACATTTCCGATTGCTTGGGCGTGACTTATGAAATGGCGCGGCGCTACACCCTCGCCACCGCCCGCCCACGCCAGAAGAAACTGGAGAGGCTGGCGGAATTGCTAGGCACATCCTTGCAGGAACTTGAGTACGGCACGCCCCAAGCCCGCAAAGTCACAATCACCAAAGCAACGCAGCCCCCCCAGGCCCCAAGCGCCCCGCCCAAGCGCTCCCTTAGCTTCAAGAACCCGGAAGAAATGGCGCGCTACATGGTGAACGAAAACCCTACCGCCCTAGCGGAACTCCTAAGACACCTAGCAAACCAAATAGACAAAAAATAAGCGGCCAAGCCGCTTATTTTTATTTCCCCCACGCAATCGCACTAGTAACAACAATCAATCGCCCTAGTAACAGAGTGTTCCAAGAAAATGGAACACATGAAAACCGTAGGCGACAGAATCCGACACGCCCGCCAGCAGGCGCAGTTGTCGCAAAAAGCTCTTGCCCGGCGCGCCAGCGTCGGCACTTCAACCATAGGCTCGCTTGAGTGCGGACGCAGCCACTCCACTACCCGACTAATCCCCATTGCAAAGGCTTTGGGCGTAAGCCCTAGCTGGCTCAGCACCGGCAAGGGCGATGCGAGGGCTGTGGGCGCAGGCTCCGGCGCTTACGCATGCGCGGACAGCATAGAAGAACTTGCCCAACAGATAGCAGACAAGGGCATTACCGAGGCTGCAAGGCTAATCGGCCTCATCATGGAATGCCAGGCAACAAAAAAGCGGCCTGATGGCCGCTAGCAGACTACTCGCGCATAAGTCGCATCCAGAACTCGGACTGCCGCAGGAATCGCCAAGCCGCCTCCGAATCGCCCCACTCCTCAATTTTAAGCTCACCCTCCTCCGTCAGCCGGATTTGAACCACGGCTGCATCAAGTTTAGTTTCGAAAGTGCTGTTTCCATTAGTTTTATTATGCATTACCCGGCGTCCCATCACACAACAACAGAGCAAACTATACCTCTATTGCATTCCTGAGAATATTAGCCGGCGAGCTAAACATTAAAAAACCATTACAGAAGCCAAGTTTACAAACCCTAACCTAGATATATTGCTCTCGCCACCGCCAAGCCAGCTGAGCATAAGTATTGTAGCCACTGCGTTTTAAGACCTTCTGCATATGATGCTTTACCGTGCTGTAACTTAACGACAGCGCATCGCCAGCCTGGTGATAAGTCATCCCTTCGGCTATCACTAATCGGAATATTTCTCGTTCTCGCGGCGATAATTTAGCTAGAGAGACACTTGGAGCCAGCGCTCTAGCCGCTGCATCAGCGATTGAGGGCAGCAGCTTCCCCAGCAGCTGCCGAATACTCATCGACTCCTCCAACTCCCTACCCACCAGAGAAATCACTATTTTGTGACCCCCACGCACAACCGCGACATAAGAAAGGCCATGAGTCATACCGTGCGCTCTACAGGCATTCTGAAAACGCTTTAGCTCAGGGGATGGCCTCACCCCTCCCAGGATCAGTCGCGACCAAACTACAGCCGCGCCCGGCACAGCCCGAATAACAGGGTCAACGCGATGAAAAGCATGCTCCTTGTAAATCCGCAGCCACCGTTCATCCCACCCCAGGTTTATCTCTATCACGGCATCCCGCGCGTCCTCCTCAGCATCAACCCTGGCCAATATCAGCGGCGGCGCTCCAGGCAGCGAGTGCTGTAACGCAAGCAAGAACGCCCGGATGTCGTCCTCATCGCGGAGCTGAATCAATGACTGTTGTAACGCCGCGAGATGGCCCAGCCCGATAGAGGACAAGCTACCCATCAACTGTTCAACATTCGGCGTCAGCCTCATTTCCACTCCTCCCCCTCCTTAAGTCATAGCAGCAAAGAGGAGAAATTCTAACTAGTCCCAAATCCCCCATACAGCGGGCAAATACAACAAAAAATAGAAATCTACTTTTTGTTGTTGACACGCGAGCTACTTTAAGTAGAATACGCCTCATTGCTACTTTAAGTAGCCCGCTCCTTAACAATCCGCGAATATGCACCGGCCCATTCCGGCCGGGACATCCAACAGCGCGCCATTGGCGCGCACCTACGCCGGCGGCGCAACGCACGTCCAACTAACGCGCGCTCTCCTCTGATAGCTCCGCCGGCATCCCCTTGCGCTTTCCACCGAGAGCGCAGTGGGATGCACCCACACCCCAGGCCGCCCGGCCTTTTTTTGGGCCTTGGGCATTAGCAAAACATTACACAGCGTTAGCAACCCATTAACGAGGGATTAGCAAATGGACCGTTTCCGCATTCAAGAGATTCAAGCCGTCACGCTTAACGGCAGACGCCGCAAGCTGTTCAAAGCCTACGAATACAGCGGCCACGCTTATGTGTTCTGCGGCCAGTTCTCCGCTCCGGCCAACACCCCGAATCACACGCTTGAGCAGTACATCCACTAACCCCAGGAGGTGCCCAAAATGATTAATTGGAAAGTTAGCAGCGCCGACTTAGCGCTAATCAAAAAAATTGCAGATCGTGCCGTCATGGAAATGGACGCCGACTTGACCACCACAATTATGGACATCACTGCCACTCACATGAACGGCATCCCCTTAAGACTTCAAGAGATGCTGGAAGCCCCAAAACTGGACTTTCTCCACGACATATACGGCATCGCCATGCACCTGAACCGCAAGACCGGACAAATGGAGGACTGCTTTTTGCCCCGTTTTGCCGCATAGCCCGGCCCTCAATTCATGCCGCCACCCGGCGGCATGCGTGGACGGCCAGACCCTCCAGCCCCAAACCAAAACCGACAAGGAAGCCAACATGTTCAACGCAATCAATAACCCCCGCGAAATCCGCCGCACCGCCGGCCTGAACCAACAAGCGTTCTGGTCGCGCATCGGCGTCACCCAGTCAGGCGGCAGCCGCTACGAAAGCGGCCGCAACATGCCCAAGCCTACCCGCGAACTATTGCGACTGGTCTACATCGAGCAAATCGACCTGACCACGCTACGCGGCGAGGACGTCCAGATTGTGGACTACCTCAAGACCACCCATCCGGACCTCTACAAGAGCTTGGCCAAGGCGGTGAAGACCAAAACCGCAGCCCTGGCCAGCGGCGAGGAGCAGACAGCATGAGCGACAACGCATCCATTCTGGCCAAAATCAAAAAATGCCTGGCGCTAAGCAAGAGCAGCAACGAGCACGAAGCCGCCAACGCACTGCGCCAGGCCCAAGCGCTTATGCGCAAGCACGACATCACAGACAGCGACATCCTGATAGCAGAAGTGAGAGAAGCCCACACGCCGGCAGGGGCAAAGAAAAACCCCATCCGCCGGGAAGCCTCGCTTGCGCACCTAACCGCCAAAGCCTTCAACTGTGATCACCTGCTAAGCACCTACTCAAGCGGAGGGCGCTGGAAATTTATTGGCCCAGGCTCCGCGCCGGAGGTAGCCGCCTACGCTTTCAGCGTGCTGGCGCGGCAGCTACGTAAAGCCCGCGCTGAATTCATCACCACAAAGTGCAAACGCCTGATCCGCGCATCAAAAACACGCCGCGCGGACTTGTTTTGCGAGGGCTGGGTGGCCGCTGTGCGGCAGTTGGTTGCCGACCTCGCCAACAGCACTCAGGCAAAAACGGCCATCTCCGCCTACATGGCAAAACACTACCCGGACTTGGATAGCTTCACCCCCCGCAATCGCCAGGGCGAGCGCGCATTGCTTAAAGGCGACTACGCCGCCCGCTCTGATGGATGGCAAGCGGGCAAAGCCGCGCAACTACGCAACGGCCTAGCCGGCCAGGCAAAACAAGCCGCGCTCACACACCAATAAAGGAACACACCATGACAGCCCTATCTATTCGCTTTATCGCTGCTCAAATGATTGAAACCCGCTCCAGCGCCCTCTATTTCCACGCCAAGCCGGAGCAAGACATCCGTCACGCCGAGAAGGCCCGCGAAACCCGCCGCCGCCAGGAAGACCGAGCAGAACGCCTCCAGCACCGCGCCGACACCGCCAACGGCTGGGACACGCAACCCAGTTGCCCGGCCCGCCGCATCGTCCGCCCCCGCTGAGTCCGCCCGTTATCAAACCATTAGCGACACGTTAACAACCCGTTAGCAATTCGTTATCAAAACATTACACCCATGGAACAGACGCCCAGCTTGGCTCAAGCGCTGGCGGAACTGGGCGCTGAAAGAAAATCGGCACGCTTCCGCGCCGCACTGCCCGAGATTGAAGCCGCCATCCAGCGCGGTGCCACTCACGCCAGCATTCTGAACACCCTTGCCGCCGCCGGCCTGCAAATGAATCTGAACGAATTCCGCGTAGCGCTGCACCGCTCGCGAAAGGCCATCAAGAAAGGAAAGCCGTATGCCCGACACCCAGCGCAACACCCCAAGCCGCCGACCGCGCCGGCCACACTGCGGAGAACACAAACCCCAAGCCCCGAAGCCGACGGCTTCGACTACCGCAAACACCGCAACTCAGAAATTGACTGGTAAGGAAACCCACATGCACCCGCTGAAACCCATTGATAGCTCTGTTCATATCGTCGTCCAGGGCAAAGGCGGCTGCGGCAAGTCCACCGCCGCCAATCACAACGCCCAGGCGCTGCAAGCGCTGACAGACGCGCAAGTCATGTGCATTAACACGGACCCGGTAAACAACTCGCTGGAGCGCTTCCCCGCACTTTACGTGCGCGACCTCGACATCATGAACCGCGACCAGATCGACCCGCGCCGCTTTGACACCATGATTGACTGGACGCTGGAACACCCCGGCCCGGTCGTCATCGACAACGGCGCTACTTCTTTCATTCCCGTGACCAGCTATATGGCCGAAACCGGCGCTATAGAGGCGCTGGAAGAGGAAGACCGCAAAGTGTTCATTCACACGATCTTGGTGGGCGGCCAGGCCATGGACGACACCCTAGACGGCCTGGACGCACTGATCAACAACACCGCCGCGCCAATTATCGTGTGGGAGAACGAGTTTTTTGGACCGGTGGAGCGCAACGGCAAGCGCTTTGCGGAATCCCAGTTTTTCCGCGACCACCGCGACCGCTTCGCCGGCATTGTCACGCTGCGCCAGCACCGCGCCGCCATGTTCGGGACCGATTACGCGCTGATGACCGGCGCTGGACTGACTTACGCCGAGGCGCTGAATAGCGACCAATTCGGCAAGATGCCGCGCCGCCGCCTGCAAGCAGCTTGGGAAGACATTTTCGGCCAGTTGGCCGCTATTCACGGGGGACTCACCGCATGACCACCGCCACACACATCACCGCCAACATAAACGCCGGAGTGCTAACGATTGTGGACAGCGCGGGTAATGTCGTTGTCAACATGAACGGCACGACGCCCACAAAACTTGCCGCCGACATCATAAAGATTGCGGACCTGAAAACGGACGTCGAGCTTGCCCACAAGCGCTATCTTGAATCCCAATCCGCCGCACGCGAACACATTAAGCAAACCCTCCGCCAGCTCGACAACGAACTTGATAAGGCACACAAGCGCGGCCTTGAATGCGACTACGAAACCTTAGACTTGGGCGATGGCCGCACAATAAAAATTGAAGAAGAGTGGTACGAGTGCCGAGACCCTCTCAACGCCGTAACCATCGAGAACAGCCCGAAGTCGCTAACCCAACTCCAAAACACCCTTCGCGCCACATGCCAGCCCTCTTAATCCTCGCCAGCGCCGCAACAGCGGCGGCGCTGATCTTCGCACAGAAACAACCGCCCCAACGCCGACACCGCTGCCGGCACATCAGGAGCCAAGCTCATGGAACTGAAATTTGACGTTCAACAGCAGTTAGATCAAACCGCCCTGCAAATGGCAGTACAAGTTCAAAATCTTAAGATGGCCATCTTCCAACTGAAAGAACTGATCCTCGACATTAAAAACGTGCCCGGCGTCACTATCAGCGCCGTGACCACGCAACTAAACGGCGCGCGGCAAACTACCCATAGCGGCACAACAGACCACATATCCGCGACAGCGTGCGCAATCGTCGGCGGCATCAATCAGTCCACGCTGACCACGCTAGCCGCCCGCCGCCGGCTGCGCACTCACCGCGACCCGATCAATCAGTCAATCCTGATCACGCCCGAGCAAAGCGACTACTACGTTTTTTTGCGCCTCGACGGCGTGAGCCCGTGAACTCCGGCACCGCCGCCGATCTAGAAGCCGCAAGAGACGACGCACGCCGCCTACCGTTTAACACTCTGTTTTCCATCAGCCCAGACGGTGACTGGAAACACCTGGCCGGGCGCACCGTGCATCGCCGCACAAACGGCGGCTATGCAGAGCCCGGCGGCGTCTCGTTCATCGTCCACAGCACCACCCATCAAACCATCATCGCCACGGCCAGCGACCTGGCACCGCTCGGTGCCGCCGGCCAGGGCGATCTATTTCCGGAGCAACCCGCATGAATCAGCAAAAAGCCGGCTTGTATCACAAATTCAACCTCACCCGCACCGATGGCCGCGACCAGACCGCGCGCCGCTGGCAAGGAAAAGCAATATGACTGAACTAGAAAAGCAACTGCTAGAGGCTACAAAGCTGGCACTGAGCAGCCACGGGCAAATACTGCTTACAAACCCACCTCAAGAAGCCTGGCAGCACAACCGGGTGGATGAAATTTGCCGCGCCGCCATCGCAGCCGCCGAGGCCGCGCAGGTGCCGGCTCAGGTCGAACAGCCCAAACCGGGCAAGTGGCAGCCGATTGGAACCGCGCCCGCTGATGGCAGAACCATCTTGCTAGGCTACTTCAACAGTCACGGGAATTGGCGAACCCTCCGCGGCCAGTGGGTTACCAAAGAGCGCATTAACGAAGAGTGGGAAGACGCCGATTTCTTTGAAGCCGGATGGTACGAGACATCGGTAGAGGCGGACGACGCGCCATCGTTCTGGCCGACCAAACCAACCCATTGGCAACCACTGCCGGACGCACCGACTCAAGAGGCTGGCGCGCGCGTGACGGCTGAGGCGAAAGGGGGCGAGGCATGACTCATACCGTCCGATGCGCCGTGACGCTTGAAATCGAGGTGCCCGATCAATGGGGCTCGCTTTGCACGCTGGGCCAAGTTTACGACCAAGCGAACCGCGCCGCATTGACCAGCGTCGCCCACGCCATCAAAGCCAGCAACCTCAAGGCCAAAATTGTCGGGAAGCCTGTCGCGACACTAGTAATCGTGCAAGAGAAGAAAAGGGGCGAGTGATGACTAAATACTACCTACCTCCGCTACAGAAGAAAAAGCCGCGCATCAGCGAATGCAAAAAACTGCCTTCTAATTCCAGAGTTCTGAGCAGAGTGCCATTTTTTCGCACCTGGGAAGACGCCCACGCAGCCCTACTCGAACGAGCACGCAAGCGTGTCGCGCTGCATGAACGCGAGCTGTCTGAGGCGCGGCAGCTCCTGGCCGCCGTCGAGACGATGAAGAAAGGAAGCTGATAATTTGCCGAAACATCCGCCAGTCCAATCAATATTAACTAGCAAAGGCTGCTCCATGAGCTCTGTAAAAAGTATCCCACTCAGAACGTGGGCCGCACAAAGATTCAATCCACCGCCAAGCGATTACCTACTGAGAAAATGGCGTGACAACGGGCAAATTATTCCACTGCCTGAGTTTATTGGGCGCGAGTACTTTGTTAGTGAAAACGCCAAGTTTGTTGGCGGCATTCGAAAACCCAGGCCAAGAACAACAAAGCCCGGCCCCCATCAAAAGGCCCGACTCAAAGACAGAATATAGGAGAAATAATCATGGCAGGAGCCCGCAAGCGTAACCGTCGGCATTGGCCAGATTATTTATTGGCGCGCCCACGTCGTGGCGGGCTTTACTATTATTGGAAACATCCCATAACAAAAAAAGAGTTTGGCCTAGGCTACGACTTTGCAGACGCCGCTAGCCAGGCGAGAGAAGCTAACGCGGAACTCGAATATCGCAAGCCGCTTAAAAACAACTTAACCGAAAGAATTAAGGGAAGGGATACTAAAACATTCCACGCATGGCTAGACGTTTACCAAGACATTTTATCAAAGAGAAAAGGAAAAGGAGGAAGACCACGGAGCGACAACACGAAAAGAACTGAAAAGTCAAAAATCAAATATATTAGAGGGGCATTCGAAGCCGGAATCTTAATTACAAACATTACCCCACAAGACTGCAAAAAAGCGATTGACCCACTTATCGACCAAGACAAGGTCAGATTAGCACAATCCATTCACAGCACACTAACAGATTGCTTTAATGAGGCTATTGCAAATGAATGGCTTGACATTGGAAAAAACCCAGTCTTATTAATCAAAAAACCCCAGCCAGTTGTTAAGCGAGCGCGAATCAACCTCGCACAATTCAAACGAATATTAGAAAGAGGAAAAAAAGACAAAGACCCTTGGTTTGAAACCGCATTAATGCTAGCCATTCTAACCGCGCAACGCGTTGGTGACATTGCGGACATGAAGTATTCGAACATAAAAACAGACTCAGAATCCAAGATCGAGTATTTACACATTATTCAGGCAAAGGAGAAACACCCGATACGAATTCCGCTAGACTTATCGCTACCAAGCTTTCCGGGAGTAGCCCTTAGATCAATCATCGAAAAATCTCAGAAGACAAAAGTCAAAGGCGCAACCAACATTTGCCATCACCGTGTAAATATCGGCGTAGCAAAGGCAGCCGACAGCGTGCACGAACAAACAATGAGCAAAGCATTCACAGAAGTATTGCGAGATGAATTTTCGGACGAAGAACAGGCCCATGAGTGGCCAGGGAAAAACCCTCCCACGTTCCACGAAATCCGAAGCCTCGCCAAACGCCTACATCTCAACCTCAAGACAGGAGTCAACACAAAAACCCTACTTGGCCACACCTCCGACGACAGCGCAGACCTCTACGCCGACCCGCGCGGCGAATGGTGGACCGTTGACATCTCCTAA